TGACGACTGGCTAGTTGTTTCTGGCGCGGCGGCTGCGGCTACGGGCGGCGTGATTGACGCTGCTGGCGCGGCGGAAGCCGCTGCGGCTGCCGACTGGGAATTGTCCACAGTGACAGCAGATGTTGTTACATCAGTTGCTGCACCCTGTTGTCCATCCTTTACAGGTGGCAACTGGTGTTTTACCGCTGCAAATGCTTTTTCGAGATTGTCATAGGAAAGAACCAAATTGTTGGTCTTTAGATAATCACCCATGATGTTCGTCGAAGCATCGCACGGTAGAAAATCGTGTTTGTGATCCTCCATCCAAGTGGCGGCGATGATGCGCCCGTGTTCCATGCTTGCTTTACGGGCGATATCAGCGTCGCGCTGGGCAGCCGTTGCTTTCTTCACGGCTTCCTGCATCTTGGCTGGGTCTTGTTCTTTCGCGGCTTCGGTAGCGAGGCGGTCGCTCTCGGCCTGGGCTGCGTTCGCGGCCACGCTGCGCTCTGTTGCTTCCAGGGCGGCGGCGGACTGCTTAAATCTGTTGGATTTGATACGCTCAGCGTATCGAACGGCGTTGATATGCGCCGCTTTCAATTTCTCAACGAAAACACGAAGCGCCTCGACTTCAGTCCCGAAAGACTCGAAGTGCGTAGCGCGTCCAATAGGACGCCCTGTGTCCTCGTCCGTCACCTGATAATCGATGGCGTACTTTTTCTTTTCCTCGACCGTAGGAGTTTCCGTTGCGGTCTCGGTCGGCTGCGGTTGATTCGCAGCCAATTCGTCGGCTTGACGAGCGGCCTCCGACTCAGCGGCTTGACGAGCGGCTTCGGCTTCATCTGCTGCGATCTGCGCGGCCTCTTCTGGGTCGGGCTGACGCTGCGAGAACGGCACGTAGTCGGGATCGTTCATCATCTCGTAGGCAATCTTCTTGCCATCGGGAGTTTGAAGCAACGCGTTGACAGCACCGAGTACGGCACCACCAGAGCGCATCGCGTTCTTAAGTTCTTCGAGATTGGCAGATTTCAACCAATCAAGGTTGATCTGTTCGATAGTCAATAGTCTCATGATTCATTTCTCCAAAAATTCGATTCGTACTACTTCCCCTCGGCAGGGGATTTTTTGGCCTTCGGTCGTGCGGGGTGAATGCCAAACGTGCGAGTAATCGCGTCTGTCGGCGCTTTCCCTTTATCGGAAGGAGCGGCTGGGTGAATTCCAAACATCTCAGCGACGCGGCTCACGGCCTCTTCCTCTTGTTTCCTGTCTACGCGGCGAATCGAATCCGCATGCTCGTAGATCGACCTCATTAAGAGGTCTGAAAATTCGATAGCGATGCGAGCACGTCGCTGCCTTTCGGAAACGACATGCTCAGCATCTAGACTTTCTGGGTCGACTTTGATGATGTCCTGTGTGAATCTCGCGCACGCGTCGTTCGCCATCTTGACTATGACTTTCCAGCCTGGGGTCATGACGGTCTGAGCTACTAAGACCTTTTCGCCCTGTGTCAAGTCTGGACTTAGGATTGACTGCGCTTCCTTTTCAGGTTTTTTATTCACCATTGGACGTCCTCATTTAGAGAGCCGTGGTTGACCCAAACGATTCATTTCCCGGCTGCCCTGTGACCAACTCTGGGGCTGTTGATTTTTCAATGGCTTGACGGAACGCCTCATTACCCGCCTTGCCCAATTGCTTCATTTGCTCAACTTGCTGTTCATGCGCGAATTGACGCTCCGACTGCTGTTGCATGAACTTCTGCTGGTTCGCCTGCAACGCTGCTGGCGAGTTCGCTTGATGCTGAGCCTTGCGCTCCGGTGTCATCGGCTTCAAGAACGACTGGCTGAACTTCCAACCCGCTGCGTCCGTGAAGGCCTTGAAGATCGCCACCGCGTCGAACTCATACCCCGCGTCGTTCGCGTTTTGCACGAACGTCGGGTTGTTCAACAACTGGATGATGATCGGGAGTGCCTGGGCCATTTCTTTCTTGGCACCAAGCTTTGCGCCTGCAAGGACTTCGTACTCGATGTTGGCCTCACGAAAATCCATGTGGTCAATCAAGTTCGGTTCGCCGAGTTCGTCACCCAACATGTCACGGATGACCGAGGTCGGCAGCAACAAGTTGTTTAGTTCGTCCATCTGGTACAGCCACGGCTCGAACACTTGACGAACAAAGCGACCTGTTGGGCCGTCGAGACGCGATGCGTTGGCCTGGATGACCGCCGCTGCGCCCGTTCCTGAACGCATACCCGTGGTACGAACGCCAGCGGCACCTGCGCCCTGAATTACTTGCTCGTTTGCGCCCGAAGTGGATGCACCCGACTGCTGTGCTTGTGCGATGAACTGCCACGCTTCACCTGGGACTTGAGGCATCTGAAGGAACTTGAACGCCTTGTCGACGTCCTCTTCCACATCGATGATGCCGCCTTGACGCCATCTGACGTCTTGGCTTAGCGTGTTGAACCCTTTCTTACGAACTGCGGTCGGCTGCAAACCGTAAGCTAGAAGATCGAGCGCGAGGTTTGTTACGCCTTGCTCCACGATCTGTTCGCTTCCGATTAGTAGGCCCAATCCTTGTCCATAAAAACAATCTGGGATGTTGCGCCAGTTGAACGAGAAGAACGGAATTCTTCCGTACGGGTTCTCTTCGTTACGAATAAGAATGTTGCGACCATTGAACGAAAGAATAACGATTACCTTCTCGTCGTCCCAACGCTCCAAAATTTCAATCGGGGCCTTTGTCGGGTCTGCTGAAGTCTTGTAGCTGCGCGGAAGAGCATGCTGGATGTATCCCATCATGCCTTCTGGCAACGTCATGGTGATGTTGTCTGGGCCGGATGTCGGCTTCTCATCGAAGAAAATCTGTTTCAAAACAGCTTCGTCTGGGATGTTATAGCCGTCCACACCACGTAGTTGATCTAGCTCTGCGTATGTCGCGTAATCGCGATACACAACCCAGCCTGCGCGGCGAATGTCTCCGACACGGCATCCTGGGTTCACGAGAACGGTACGAATATCCGTCCACTTAATCCACGGATGCGAAATTTTCTTGTTGTAAAACTGAACTTCGTAATCGTCTGAGTCCGGGGTGTCGATCAACTTGATCGTGCCGTCAGGCTGTTCAAGAGCCTGACGCTCGCCCTTCCTCTTGTAACGACGCATCTTCTTGTTGTATTCGACGTAGCCGTACTTCATGATGCCAGTGCCCAACAACGCGGCCTGCTCAAGCGTACGCTCTACTTCTTCCTCGAAGTGCATCGCGCCCAATTGCGCTGCAAAAATTGCCGTCTTTGCTCTCACCATGTCCTGCGTCACTGACGGACGAGGACGAAGCGAGAACGGAGGGTCTTCATAGAAGAGGCCCCCCATAACCTTAGGAACGATTGACGAAATGTGGTTCGATACCATGTACTTCGGTACCGATGCGTTGCCGACGTTTCCGCCGTCAAATGCCGACTGAGTTGCTGGCGACTGATACAACAAGTCGGCCATCGTCCAGCCGTTCGACCACTGTTGAATATTGATATAGTTATCGGCTTCGGATACGTCGTCGATAACCAACTTGACTGCTGCCGAGTCCTTGAACTGAAGCACATCAGTCTCATCTGAGACCGCTATGTCGTCCCTAGTTATTTCGGCGGACGGGTCAATGTAGAGGTCGTGCAACTTTTGCTCGATCCTCTGTTCCTGCGCGTCCAATGACATGCGGTTAGTACCTCATTCCAGGCGGCAGGATTTTGCCGAGTAGTTTCTTCAACTGCTCCGCTCTAGGATTCTGCGGTGGCGGTGTTGGAGCCGCTGCTGGTTGTTGCGGCGTTCTTGTCGGAGAATGGTTACCGAACATGCGATTATAGGCGGCGTCTTTTGCCGCCTTAGCTTGGCGCTGCTCGTGTTCCTTCTCCACGTCTTTCGGGTCGGGATTGTGCTGCAACGCCGTTGATGGTAAGTGCGATGTGATTCCCAGTGATAAGGCATCTGGGATATCGTCCTTACGATACGTCGTACTCTTTCCCCCCGTATATTCGGTTAGCTGCTTGTACGTCTCATCGATCCAATGTCCGCCAACAAACCACAAACGGTCGTGGCCCAACAAGAACTCGACGTCCTTAATGCGCTCGCGTTTTGCGTTCGGCTTGTTTGACACGGGGCGCTGTCGAACGTTGGAGAAAATGTCCGAGCCACGCAACTTGGCGTAGTTCTTAATGTTCTCCATCAAGAAGTTCACGCCGTTCGAATTCTCGATGTAGACGCACTTCGGTCGATGCTTCTCGTAGTACTTGATCATGTTAGACGCCAATTCCGACGCCTTCCACTTATCAAAAAATACTTCGATTACGACCACGCAATATTCGTTGTTTTTGTTTTTGTAGATGCCCAGCGTTACGCCGACTGAATAGTCCGACGTGCGACTGTGCTCGCTATACGCAATATCCCAGGTCTGGATGATCTCCATGTTCTGGGGCGCTGCCGTGCGGTCGTACTGATGAGCACGTAGCGTGTCAAGATCGAACTGATTAATGTACAGGTCGATCTCTTTCGGGTCTGTCGCAATGTTAAGCTGCTGGTTCTTGAAAGAGATTTCCTTCTTCTCTCTCAGCTTCGAACGAAGCGCCTTGAACGGCAGCTTCTGCGGGAACCACAGGTCGACCATTTCTTCGGTGACCTTGAACATCCCGTTCGGTTCTTTCAGCAACTGCTCATACAACGCGCGATACTGCGGCTTAGGAATCCAAGCCGAAATACTCAAGTAAGAATACGGTTCCGGCTCGTTGCCCTCTTCGTCTCTGCCCATACGCGTGCCGTACCAATCTTTGGTAAAGTAGCGCGTACCGATCACGTCGGTGAATCCCCACGGCTCAACAAGGTCGCCCGTGGCATTGATCTTGCGAACAAGAGTCTGTCGAAGTTCTTCGGTATTCGAGTTCGAGTAGTCTACGACGTCGTCCAGCTTTCTGATGTCGCAACGTTTTCCTGTCGACGACGATTCCATCGACGTTTTCCAAACGTGCGGGTCTTTGGACTTAAAGAGCGCCGCTGGACACTTGATCGGAGAATCCGACGAACCAGCGCGACCATACAACACGTACTCTGGAAACAAAATCTGAAACGCGGTCGGATCACCGCTCATCGGCAAATAAAAATAGGCCTTGATTTCACCGAACAGTTGCTTTGCTAGATCGCGGAACGCTGTCGCAATAAGAATGCGGGCGTCGGGGCAATTAAGCATCCACTGTACGGCGTCGATACCGTCGATGGTTGATTTACGTCCCGAGCGGGGCGCAA